TACCGGAGATAATAAATTTAGCGCATTGAACAGTGCTGTATTTTCCGGCGGAAGCTTTATCTACATTCCACCGGGTGTAAAAGTTAAGCAACCACTCCAGGCCTACTTTCGCATCAATGCTGAAAACTTCGGCCAGTTTGAACGTACCTTGATCATCGCAGATGAAGGAGCAGAAGTGACCTACATGGAGGGCTGCACAGCTCCAAAGTTTGAGACAACAACCCTTCACTCAGCTGTAGTAGAACTGGTTGCTCTGAAAGGCGCCAAGATTCAGTACATCACCGTCCAGAATTGGAGTTCCAATGTATTTAACCTTGTTACCAAACGGGGATTAGCGGGAGAAGATGCGGAAATAAAATGGATCGATTGCAACATTGGTTCACGCCTGACCATGAAATATCCAGGCGTAATCCTCAAAGGCCGCCGGGCTCGTGGAGAAGTCCTTTCCATTGCATTGGCCGGAGACGGTCAGCATCAGGATACTGGTGCCAAAATGATTCATGCAGCCGACGAAACGACGAGCAACATTATCGCTAAGAGCATATCTCTTGGAGAAGGTCGTTCTACCTACCGTGGCCTAGTCCATATTCCCAAACACTTAAAAGGGTGTAGGAATAATACCGAATGTGATGCGTTGCTAATCAATACTAATAGTCGTACAGACACTTATCCCGCGATCACGATACGAGGGGCCAATAACTCTGTTCAACACGAAGCCAGTGTCTCCAAAGTGAATGCAGAACAAATTTTCTATCTTATGCAACGTGGTCTCAACGAAGGAGAAGCCACGAGTCTTGCTGTGAATGGATTCATCAACGATCTGGTGAAACAATTCCCTATGGAATACAGTGTAGAACTCAAGCGTCTCATCGATATGGAGATGGAAGGATCGGTAGGGTGAACGATATACCGTTTATGTTTGAAAAAGATACAGAAAAACCTTGACTTTTTTTATACTATAACTCCTTCATAGGAGGTAAAATTCATCGGAAACACGTACTCAAAAAATAAAGTAATTTTATAATTCTCCTAAAGTGTAATTCAAACTAGGATCGATGATGAATGAGTTATCAATCATCCAATCTTTATTCACTAGCACCTCGGTTGTTTTTGTCGATCTATCATCTAAAGTAAAGGTTACATTCTTATGAATAACACCGTTAAACGTAAAGTCTAATATAACCATAGGTCTATTTTCTAATCCATTGGCACCGTTTAATCTAACCTTTTTAATACCATACAGTTTCATGGTATATTCTCTGCCGTGAGATGTAAAGGTTACTTTATCATTTTTAACTACAAGATCGTCACCATGCATAACCAATGTTTTAACAGAATTGCCAGTGTCTAATTTGGCCTTCATCTTACCAAACAAATCAAATTCAAATATTTCTCTAACACCAATCGTAGTTTTAGCTTTAATCCAATTATCTGAGTTAGTTATGGTTTTAATTACTTCTTTATTAATAGATGATCCAATAGTCTTCTCGATGCCCTCGGTGCCTGCTGATGAATTGACTTCAAGTACTAATGGGTTACCCTTATTAGGAATAAAATCTACACCAACCCAATAACCACTAACGGCGTTAGCAGCTGCCAGTGTGACTTCCTCTTCTTTCTTAGATAGCTTATATTTTTCAGTGGTAGCACCTTGAGCGTAATTTGATCTAAAATCATCATCTGGCACGTTGCGTCGCATAACCCCAATGATTTTACCATTTAATACATGCACTCTAATATCAAAGTCTGATTTAATATATTCTTGTAATAACAAATCAGAGTTTTCATCAAGTTTATATAGTAATTGGGTAATAGATTCTAAAGCTTGCATACTCTCAACAAGTAATACACCAACACCTTTAGCACCACGTAGTGTTTTAAGAATAACTGGGAATTTAGTATCTAATTTTTTAAATGCTTGCTCAGGGTAATTGGTTTTGATATCCTCACCAATAGAAATTAAGGCGGTCTTAGGTTGGGCTACACCAGCCTCAGCGAGGATAATTGAAGTTCTGAATTTATCAGCACATATCTCATTACATAAGCGGTTGTTGACCGTCATGATTTTTCGTTTTTCTATTTGAGATAGTAGGTCTAAATAAGAGTCTTTAAGTGTGATTGACCCACGAACAGTAACGATGGTATCTTGAGGGGATATTTCAAATCCCTTCTTATCATCGATGTTGAATATCTTATTGTCTTTAAGGTAGGCACCTTCCAAATTAACTGCATAAACTTCGCCACCAGTTTTAGTCATTTCAGCGGATAAACGCTCGACAGTTTCAGATTTAACATCTTTGGTTAATATTACTAATTTCATAAGTCTATTTATGGAGATGGAAGGATTGGTAGGTTGAACGATACCGTTTATGTTTGAAAAAAGATACAGAAAAACCTTGACTTTTTTTATACTTTAGTTTATAGTAGTATATCATGAAAAATAAAAAATTGGAATACTGGAAAGGGTGGGACCAAGAAACAGAGGAAGTACACGAGAAATTGGCGAAAAAGTCCTCAGATTTTTCTGTAGTATCTAACCATTACCTTAAGGACTTAATGGAAAAAGAAGATTATTATGATCAATTGCATAATATCTCTGAATATGTCGATGATCTCCTCCGTCATGGAGACCCGAATGCTCAAGGAATTAGATCTTTAGCAGAACGCATTCAAAAAATGATAAAACTTTGAATTTTATATTATGATAATACTTGACTTTAGTGCCATCTCCGTCGCAGCGGCGTTCTCCAGAAAAAACCCGTCTGATATAGACGAATCACTTCTACGCAATCTAATTCTAAATTCGATCAGGTTCTACAATTCCACCCACCGAAAAGAGTATGGAAGCATGGTTATCGCTTGTGATCAAACATCATGGCGGAAGGAAATCTATCCAGAATACAAGGCCGCGAGGAAAAAAAACAGAGTAAAATCCACTCTTGACTGGAATAATTTTTTCCTGACCAGTAATAAAATTCAAGAGGAATTGAAAGAAAATTTTGCATATCCTGTGATCTCGGTGGAGCGGGCTGAGGCCGATGATATCATCGGGAGTCTGATTCATCGATGTAATCAAACCCCACTTGATCAAGGGTTTGATAGCGACACCGCCGGTCCTGTAGTCAGTATAATTTCCGGAAATTTTATACACCACTTTGGACAACCGGAAAAGGTGATTATTATCTCTTCCGACAAGGACTTTCTTCAGTTGCAAAAGTATGACAATGTTCGGCAATATAGTCCTATTCGTCGCCAATTTTTAAATTGTTATGATCCTCACCGATATCTTTTTGAACATATTTGTAGGGGGGATGTCAGTGATGGAGTTCCTAATGTGTTAAGTCCAGATAATACCTTTACGGATGGATTGCGTCAAACTCCTCTTAGACAAAATAGAATTGATGATTGGTGGACCAACCGCAACAATTTAAGTAATTATATGTCCTCAAATGTCTGGCGCAACTACCAACGAAATCAGTGGATGATCGATCTCAACAAGACACCAACTGAAATTGGCGAAGAGTGTATGACACAAGTCAAGGAACAACAAGGGAAAAATAACAACAAGGTTTTTAATTTTTTGGTCAAATCCCGTTGTGGGCCGTTGATTGAATCCGCTCAAGATTTTTTTAATAAATAATATTATGATGAAAGATAAAATTACATTAATGCCACATGAAGTCTTCGCTAATTTGCAGAAGATTGATGATCGTGATACGCGAATAGCGTATCTACAAAGAAATGCATACCGACAGATTAAAACAATCTTACAGTTAGCATTTAATGATAAGATTCAGTTGGATCTACCTGCAGGCGCTCCGCCTTACAATGAAAATAAGGAAACACGGTTTCCTATTATAAGTATGCGAAAGGTATTTCTAAATATTGATAAATGCACAAAGCAGGCCGACTATTCAAAAGTACGGAAAGAAAAGTGGTTTATTGCAATACTTGAATCCTTGTCAGCGTCCGACGCAAAAATTCTCATTGCCGCAAAAGATAAAAAATTTACTCGGAAATACTCAAGGATCACAAAAAGTTTAGTAGCGGCATCATTTCCGGAAATTTTGTAAAATGCCCAACTATGATTATCGCTGCATACAGTGTGGCAAGATTGAAGAACGGATTGTTATGATCTCAAAGAAAGATGATCCCTACACTTGTAATTGTGAGATGAATGCAGAAATGAAACGATTAATCTCAATCCCTCCGGCGGTGGTTCATGATACTATTCATCCTATCCGCCGAGCCGGAACTGAATGGAATGATGTCCTAAAAAGAATAGAGAAAAATTCAGCCAGGGCAAATAATATTGAACATTAT